ACACTTTTTGGCCAAAAGGAGTGTGATATGGGTGGTATTTTTGGGGGCGGAGATTCCCCCGCACCAATCCAACCCCCACCGCCGCCGACCCGCAGTGATGCCGAGGTCCGTGCTGAGGCGCTTGCAGAACGTCAACGCCGTGCGCGAGCGGTCGGTCGGGCTGAGACTATCAAGACTTCGCCCAGTGGGGTGAAGGACGATACCACCCCGGCGACTAAACAGCTATTAGGTGAGTAGCGATGGGTGGGTTTGTATCACGACCATCACCACCGCCTGCCCCACCCCCGGCCCCTGTGGTAGAGCCGCCGAAGGTGAAGGAAAGCGTCCAAGACATTAACAAGCGTCGGGCGACTGCTGAGGGTCGGGCGGCAGGTATGTCCACCAACGCTGGCGAGGTGGGTTTCGCTAAGAAAATACTACTGGGGCAATAGATGGGCGGGGTATTTAAAAAGTTATCCCCGGTTGCGTTGGTGGCTGATATGGGGCCGAAGGCGCTTTCCCCCGCAGCGATGGCAGCGGATAAGCTAGAGAGGCTGTCCCCAGCAATGTTGACGGCTAAAGACCCAGAAAAGCTCTCCCCCGCCGCAACCTTATTGAGTGGTAAATGATGGCCGATAACGCCGCAACAGAGATCATCAAACGGTATGACAAGCTGGACGGCGAGCTAGGCAACTGGCGGTCGCACTGGGAAGAAATCGCGGAGCGGGTGCTGCCGCGATATTCCACCTACATGACAGCGGACGCTGGGCAACAGCAGACGCGTGGTGACAAGCGCACTGAAAAGATGTTCGACGCCACGGCGGGGTTGGGGTTGGAGCGGTTCGCTGCGGCGATGGAGAGTATGCTGACGCCGCGCAACCAGCGTTGGCATCGCCTGACGCCGAGCGATCCTTACTTGAACAAAGACCGTGAGACACGGCTATGGTTCGAGGAGGCGACACGCATCCTGTTCAAGCACCGCTACGCGCCGAAAGCGAACTACGCAAGCCAACAGCATGAGGCGTACATGGGCCTGGGGGCGTTTGGTACGGCGGCGATCTTGATTGAGGCCAACGAAAAGAACCCAGGCTTGCGCTACAACGCGATGAACTTGCGCGAGATCGTGTTCGATATGTCCGTACAGGGTATGGTGGACACGGCCTACCGCAAGTACGCGCTGACAGCGCGGCAAATTCAGCAGCGTTTGGATAGTGGGTTTTTTGAACGCGCACCTGACACGCTCAAGGATAAACTTAAGAACGACCCGGACCACCGCTATTATATCATCCACTGCGTTAAGCCGCGTGAGGAAGTGAACCGCGAGCGGGTGGACGCTAAGGGTAAACCCTACGCGTCTTACTACATTTCGGTGGACGAGAAGATTGTTATGGCCGAGGGTGGTTATAATACTTTCCCATACGCGATCAGCCGCTATGTCACCGGCCCTGGTGAAATCTACGGACGCTCTCCTGCGATGATGGCGCTACCGGCTATCAAGGTGATTAACGAGCAGAAGAAGACCATGCTCAAGCAAGGTCACCGGGTCGTTGATCCTGTGCTTCTTACGCATGATGACGGGGTGCTTGACGTATTCTCGCTAACACCGGGGGCTATTAATCCGGGTGGGGTCAACGCCTCTGGCCAACGGCTAGTCCATGAATTGCCGGTCGGCAACCTTGCTGCGGGACAAGAACTGATGGACATGGAGCGGCAGGTCATCAACGACGCGTTCTTGGTAAGCTTGTTCCAGATTCTTGTGGACACGCCTGCGATGACGGCGACCGAGGTGTTGGAGCGGGCGCGTGAGAAGGGCGCACTGCTATCCCCGACAATGGGGCGTCAGCAGAGTGAAATGCTTGGCCCTATGATTGAGCGTGAGGTTGACCTGCTGATGATGCAGGGGCTACTACCGCCGCTGCCGCAGGCGCTCATTGAAGCGGAGGGTGAGTTTGAGATTGAATACGATAGCCCGCTCACTCGTTCACAACGCGCTGAGGAAGCTGCCGGTTGGCTACGCACCTTGGAAGCGGCTATTGCGTATGCGAATACGACGCAGGATTTGTCGGCCTTGGATCACTTCAATGTGGACGCGATCTACCCAGCATTGGCTGAGATTAACGCGGTTCCACCTTCGTGGATGAACGGCCCAGATCAGGTGCAGGCGCTCCGTGAACAACGCGCCCAGCAGTCCCAGATGCAGCAGATGGTCGAGGCGGCACCTGCTGCTGCTGGGGTTATGAAGGCGTTACAGTGATCGACGCGGCGCTGAAATTTTTGGCCAGTCGCAAGACGGCGTACAAGCAGGCGTTTTCAGGAGTTCACGGTGAGCAAGTTCTTGAAGATTTGGCGAGGTTTTGTCGCGCTAACGAAACGACCTTCCATACTGATCCGCGATTGTCGGCGGCTCTCGAAGGACGTAGAGAGGTTTGGCTACGCATTCAGAAACATCTGAATTTGTCGCCGGATGAGTTGGTAAAACACTACAACCCTAAAGGAGACTAATATATGTCTGAGGAAGCAGCAGCCCCCGCTGATGGTGGTACGGCACAGGCTGAACCCGCTGCGGAAGCAGCCCCCGCTGATGGCGGTACGGCACAGGCCCAAGCACAGACGGAGCCGCAAGGTGTGACGTTTGAGGACGCTGAACTCGGTGAGTGGGTGGCGTCTAGGTACAACGGCAATATGCCGACTGTAGAGCAGGTGGCGAAAGGTTATCGCAACCTGGAAAAGACGGTGGGCGCAGAGCGGGCAGGACGCACGATTGAGATTCCTGGGCCTGACGCCGAGCCAGACGCCATTGCAGCGGTGTTTAATAAATTAGGCCGACCGGAAGCCCCGGAAGGGTATGAGTTGCCCGTACCAGAGGGTAGCGATGGTAAGATGGCTGAATGGGCGCAGGGTGTGTTCCATAAGGCCAACTTGACTGCTAAACAGGCGCAGACCGTAGCTGAGGCTTGGAATGAGTATGTCGGCGGTATGCAGCAAAACGCTGCCGAGCAGAACCAAATGGTCGCTGCGGACGCCGAGCGTGAGCTTCGACTTGAGTGGGGCGCAGCGTATGAGCAACGGGTGAACGGCATCGACCAAGCCGCCGCCAATCTCGGTATGACCGAGGAACAGCTTACAGGGCTTCGCAACAGCCTGGGGCCGGTAGCGGCTATGAAGTTTGTTGACAGCTTGGCCGGTAAGTTGGGTGAACGCCCGGTTGACCGTGGTGGCGATCCTGACGGCGGGGCGTTGACACCTTCTCAAGCGCAGAATGAGCTTCGGCGTTTGGGTACGGATAAAGAGTTCATGGATGCCTGGATGAATAAGAACCATCCATCACATCAATGGGCTGTGGACAAAAAACAACGACTGGCCAAGATGGTGGTCGGTCAAGCAGCGTAGCTGAAAGGTAAAGATTATGTCGAACTTTGGCGCTGACCAAACTCTTGAGCTAGTCAAGGATGGTGCGAAATTTAAAAAGAAGCTGGAAGAATTGGCTAAGGTTGAGGCCAGCGCCAATGCGGCTATGGAGAAATCGCGGGAACTGAACAAGCAGGTTTTCGCTGAGGTAGACACGGCCAAAGCCGAGTTGGAGAATATCCGCAAACAGCGCAAAGCTGTTATGGATGAGGGTATGCGTCCGCTGGAAGCCAAACAGAATGAGCTTTCCAAGCTGGAACTCCAAATGACTAAGGACCGTAACCGTTTGGACAACGCGCTTGCAAAGTTAAAGGCCGATCAGGCTGCGATTAAGGCCGAGAAGGCTGACCTTAAAGAGCGGGTGATTGTGTTTGAGGCGCGTGTTGCCGCGTTTGAGAAGTCCGTAAAATCGGTGTGCGAGCGGGCTTGATGGCGACAAGCTATCCAGGCACGATCCGTAGTTATAAAAACACAACGACAGACCCTCTTGCGTCTGGCGAGACTTACGTTGGTGCTTGGGATACTTGCCCTGATGGTATGACGGTTAGTATGTTGACCGATCAGCCGGGTACGCTGTACTTTGACTTCAGCAACGACGCGGTGAACAGCGACAGCACTTTCCCGGTGCAAGGCTTCAGCGTTGCGGCCAACATCCACGAATACCATAACGCCAAGGCGAACGGTCGATATGTGCGTGTTCGGTTCGTCAATGATGACGATGGCGACCAGACGTTTTTCCGGCTGTACACCTACTTCGGCCCATACGCCAACGGCAACGCTGCGCTCAATCAATCGGTGGGGCTTGATAGCGATGCAACATTGAGCCGCCCGACAGACTTCCAAGACGAGGTCCGGCGTGGCCTTAGACTGGGTGTTGAGGGATGGAATAAGTTCGGTTACCGAGATAGCCTGACGGATGGAACGGAGCAGATCATCTGGGCGGCATCACCAAACACGCCGACGATCCTAACAACCGCCAGCACATTCACGATTGCGTATGACGGCACAGGCGGCGGATCGACGGACGGGGCCGGTACGACCGGCGCAACTCAGTTGACGTTCTATTATATCGATGCTGACGGCAATCCAGCTATCGCGGCGCATACATTAGGTACGGACGGCAGCGATGTTACTAGCTTTTCTGGCCTTGGCATCAACCGTGTCGCTGTATCGTCCAACGGTGGACTGACATACAACGCCAGCGATATTACCATCACTGCTACTACAGGCGGCAGTGTTCAAGCCGTTGTTCCTGCATTGGGGGGCGTGACGCAACAGGCGCCCTACCACGTTGGCGCTGCCTATACCGGGGTCGCCGAATGGCTTTACTTCAACGTGCAGACGGCAAACAAGGCGAAGACCGTCGCGGTGCGTGGCTATGCCTATAACCGAAACATTAACGGTCGCTTTGAGGTATTTCGTGGCAGTATCGACACCTCCGTGAATCTTGAGTTGAGCATCACCGATCCGGTCAAGTTCCGCCTTAATCCGTCCGATGTTTTGTATTTCACGGCTAACGCAGCGGGCGGCGGCGCTGCCGCGAGCATCATCTGCCGCTTCAGCCTTAACGAATACGCGAATGTTTAAGGGTTGCATATATGCAACACCTGTGACATTATTGCAACCCAAGCGCCCTCATGGTGAGGGTCTGAAAACCTTTCGCAGTACGCGTATGCCCTGCATTTTAAGGTTAGTAGGTTGGCCCCGTGGACATGGTACGCCTAGAAGCTGTTTGTTAAAACGGACAACTTAGGAGCTTACATCCATGTCCAATGAAATCCTCGATTGGTCAGTAATTGACTATAAATCGACCGTCGAACATCTGTTGCAGCAGAAAGGTTCCAAACTGCGCGACACCGTGATGGTCGAGAGCTTCACCGGTAAATCCGGTGTTCCCGTCAACCAAGTTGGTGCCGTCACCGCTCAACAGCGGACCACGCGCCACGCCGACACTCCCCTGATTGAAACCCCTCAAGATCGCCGTTGGGTCTACCCGACCGATTGGGAGTGGGCCGATCTGATCGACGATCAGGACAAACTGCGTGTCATCGCGGACCCGACCAGTCCCTACGCCATCAATGGTGCGTTTGCGCTGGGCCGCGCTATGGACGACGCGATCATCGCCGCCGCCACAGGCACGGCCAAGACCGGCGAAGATGGTGACACCTCGACTACCTTCCCTGCGGCTCAGATCGCCCCGACCACCGCTGGTGGCCTGACGATTGCCAAACTGCGGGAAGCGAAGAAAATCCTCATGGCGAATGAGGTCGATGTTGACATGGAACGTCTGACCTGCGTTATCAGCGCGGAACAGCATGACGATCTGCTGGGTGAAACCCAGGCCGTTAGCCTCGACTACACTGACCGTCCGGTCCTGATGGACGGTCGAATCACTTCGTTCATGGGCTTCAACTTCGTCCACTCCGAGCGTCTGGCCGCTTCCGGTACTGACCGTACGGTTATCACTTACGCGCAGTCCGGTATGTGCCTGGGCATTTGGAATGATATCGAAGTGAAGATTTCGGAACGTGACGACAAGTCGTATGCCACGCAGGTATACGTCAAAGGCACCTTCGGCGCTACCCGCGTTGAAGAAGGCAAGGTCGTCCAAATCACTTGCTCGGAGGCTTAATCAATGGCTGTTGTTTCCCTTAAAGGCTCCCGCGTCATCACCAATGCTGACGCCTCTCCCTCGGTGATTTCGGCCCCAGGAACGGGTGGCGGTGCTGTTCGCTCTTGGACTGAGACTGTCGAAACGAACGCCGATGACAGCGAAAGCTCGACCTACCTGCTGGCTCGTTTGCCCTCTAATGCTCGCATTATGGGCTTGTCCACGGTTTCGTGGGATGATCTGGCCACTGGCGGCTCTCCGACCATCGACGTTGGTGTGTTCAACCAATCGGGAAAATCGGATATCACCGATGACCCGGACGCGCTCACTAATGGTCTTGATGTGACCTCGGCGGGTTCCGGCGCTCTTGTCAGCGACAAGGCGAACTACGGTATCCCGCTGTGGGACCATGTTAATGGCCAGACCAGTGACCCGGTTGCGGTTCTCGACGTTAAGGCCACTCTGGCCGATGCGGCGATCACTACGGCTGGCACGATCACCGTGGAAATCCTCTACACGCTGGATTAAGATTGATGGGGGGCGTATGCCCCCCACCTTTCTTGAAAGGTTGCATCTATGGATCATGTGTTGGGGACTACACCTAAAAAGGTAGCAGTTGTAGGCTGCGGTCCTTCAATGCAGGATTATGTCAATATCAAGGCTTCGCATAAGCCGCTAGGTTTTGATGTTGATGAAGTTTGGGCGATTAACGCGGCTGGGGTTGCGCTGAATGTTGATCTAACATTCATCATGGACGACGCCGTTTTTATGCAGGCCGCAGAAAGCGAAATGTATAATGACGTTAGCAGCCCCATCATAACCAGTGTGGCGCGTCAGGATAACGCCCACACGTTTCCCTTAGCGGAGGCGTTGTCGTTGACCGGCGCAAGGGATTACTTCAATCATACTGGCGCATATATCGTCGCTTATGCCATCCTGATTGGGGTTAAAGAGATTTGCTTGTTTGGGTGTGATTACATTTCTCACCAGAAGAATTACACTATGAACAACCGATACGCAGACTTACCACCCCGGTATATGGCCTGTATGGCGTTCTGGTGTGGTATGGCGGCAGCTAGGGGGACTGAGGTTATTGTGACCCCTAATAGCCCTCTACTTGACGCTGACGCGCACGATAGAGAAAAGTTTTATGGGTACGCTGTACCCCCGATTGTAAAACGTGAAGGAGAATAGTTGTGGCTAATCGCACGTACACCCTGACACTGGCGGATTTCGATATCAATTCCAGCACTTCCGCCGCTGGCTCCGACGCCGGTTCGGCTGCTGCTGGGACCATCGTTGTCGATATCGCGGAAAGCGCCGACCGTCAGCAGGTGGTTCAATGCCTGCATGACCTCGCGGACCTAATCGCGGCTAACCAAATCGTCATCAACTAACGGGGGCGCTCATGCCTTCGGAAGTAGATATCTGCAACCTCGCCCTTCAACGGCTTGGTGCTAAGACAATATCATCTTTGAGTGACGACAGCACGGCTGCGCGAGAGTGCAACCGTGTTTACGCTCACGCCAGGGATAGCGAGCTTAGGGCGCACCCTTGGTCTTTCGCCCGCGACCGCACCTCATTAGCGGCAGATAGCACGGACCCGGCTTTCGGGTACGCCAAGCAGTACACGCTTCCCTCCGATTATCTACGACTTCTACCGACCGCGTTACAAGACGACTTCCAAATCGAAAATGGTAAAATCCTAACGGATGACACCGCGCCTTTGAAGATCGTCTATATTAAACGTGAAACAGACCCAAATAAATTCGATCAGTTGTTTGTCGATCTGCTGGTGGCTCGGATCGCCCGTGATCTGGCTGAGAAAATCACGCAGTCAAAAACGAAGATTGAACTGGCCCAGGCTATCTATGAAGAAATGCGGAAAGAGGCGCGTAAGGTGAACGCCTTTGAGCGGCCTTCTCTTGAGCCACCGACAGACCCTTGGATTACGGCACGTCTGTAGATGGCGAAAGTAGCAGCGATCCAGAATAATTTTAACGGCGGCGAGGTGTCGCCGTTAGTCTATGGTAGGCCGGACCTGGACAAGTATGGCACCGGACTAAAAACGTGCCTTAATTTCATCCCGCTGCTGCAAGGTCCGGCTGAACGCCGACCGGGAACGAAGCATATCGTAGAGGTTAGCGACAGCAGCAAAGCCACGCGTCTGGTTCGTTTTGAGTTCTCTACTGAGCAAGCCTACATACTTGAGTTTGGCGATCTGTATGTGCGGTTTATCAAAGACCGGGGACAGATTGAGAGCGGGGGTTCACCAGTAGAGTTGGTGACTACTTATGCTGAGGCCGATCTGTTTGAGTTGCAGTTCTCACAATCCGCTGATGTTCTGTATGTTACGCACCCCGACTACCCGCCTCGCAAGATTGAACGAGCCTCTGACACAAGTTGGTCAATCACGGATATCACCTTTATTGATGGTCCATATTTTAACATCAACACAGAAACCACCACGCTTGGCTTGTCTGGTACTAGCGGTTCTGTAACGGTTACGGCGTCAGCAGTCACCGGCATCAATAATGATACTGGCTTTCAAACTACAGATGTAGGTAGGCTTATCCGTTGGGAAGACGCGGCAGGGAACTGGACCTACCTGACCATCACGGCACACACGTCCACTACAGTTGTGACTGCGACTATTGACGGACCAAACGCGTCTGCGACGACTGCTACAACGGAGTGGCGGTTGGGTATCTGGTCTGAGACAACTGGCTACCCGGCGACTTCTACGTTTCATCAAAACCGTTTATGTTTTGCGGGTGCCACGGACACACCACAACGGGCTGATCTCAGCGTAACGGGGGACTTTGAGAATTTTGCCCCGACTGACCCCGATGGTACAGTCACCGATGATAAAGGCGCCACAACCACTTTGTCAGCGGACACGGTAAACGCTATTCGCTGGATGGCAGACGACGAAAAAGGTCTTGTTGTCGGCACGGTCGGGGGTGAGTGGGTTATCCGTCCAGATGACAATGGTGGGCGCTTGACCCCCAATAACATCCAGGCCACCCGCTCGTCTGCTTTCGGTAGCGCAAATCTGCGCCCCGCCCGCGTTGGCCGCGCCTTGGTCTTTGTGCAGAACTCACTTCGTAAAATCCGCGAACTGGCGTATGTCTTTGAAGATGACGGTTTCCGCGCACCGGATATGACGCTGATCGCAGAGCATATAACCCGCACCGGGGTTGTGCAGATGGCGTATCAGGGTGAACCGCAAAGTATTGTGTGGATATGCCTGACTGACGGTACTCTGGTCGGTATGACCTACGACCGCGATCAGAAAATCTTAGGGTTCCACCGCCATGTTGTCGGTGGGTATAGCGATGCGTACAACACCACTCAGGCGAAAGTCGAGAGCGTTGCTGTAATACCCAACGCTGAAGGTACTGCTGACGAGCTTTATTTGATCGTGAACCGTTACATCAATGGCGGCACAAAACGCTATATCGAATACATGAAACCGTTTTGGGACGACACTAACAACCAGGAAGACGCCTTTTTTGTAGACAGTGGCCTGACGTTAGATAGCCCGTCCACCATCACCGGCATCACCCAGGCCAACCCTGGCGTAGTAACCTCTGCCTCGCACCCCTTTTCTGATGGCGCTATCATACGTATCACGGGCGTCACTGGCATGACTGAGGTGAACGGTAAAGTCTATAAGGTTGCCAACAAGACGACGAATACGTTTGAGCTTAACGACCGTGACGACAATAACATCAACACCACCAACTTTACAGCGTACCAGACGGGTGGCGAGGTGCGCGAGAGGGTTACCTCAATCAGTGGTCTTAGCCACCTTGAGGGTCAGACAGTATCCATCTGCTCCGAGGGGGCCGCTGGCGGGACAGCTACGGTGTCGTCTGGTGCGATTACGGTTACGGAAACGTCAAAGGCCCATGTTGGTTTGGCCTATAACTCCGATCTACAAACGCTCCGCTACGAAGTCGGCGCGGCTAACGGCACGGCGCAAGGTAAGCTGCAACGCATCCACCGTTTGATTATCCGTTTCTACCAGACACTCGGCGGTAAAGTGGGTCAGACATTCTCTGACCTAAACCCGCTTGTATTCCGTAAGGGCGGCGACAGCATGGATACGGCTGTTCCGTTGTTTGACGGGGATGTTGAGGTAGAATGGGACGCTGAATACAGTAGCGAGGCGCTTATCTGCGTTCGTCAGGATCAACCCCTACCGATGACGGTAGAGGCGTTTATGCCTCAGCTAGACACGCAGGACCGGCAATGAATATAGAGCCGTATAAAGCCTCTGATCTGTATAACCTGGACCTGCAAGACGGTCAGGCGTACCTATCTGATTGGGTGACGGTGGATCAGGCCAAAGCCCTTGAGGACAATGGTTGGGCGTACACGGGGTTTGTGAATGACAAGCCTATCGCGTGTATTGGGCTGTTACCTATCTGGCAAGGACGCGGCATGGCTTGGGCGTATATTTCTTGTGAAGCTGTTGGACGCCAGTTCATCCCCATCCACAAAGCAGTATCACGCTTTCTGGACGCGTGTTATCTTCAACGCATCGAAATGACCGTGGATTGTGAGTTTGAGGCAGGCCATCGTTGGGCCAGAATGTTAGGTTTTGAAATGGAAGCCGAGTGCATGAAATCTTATCGCCCTGACGGTGGCGATTGTAGCTTGTACGCGAGGGTCTTATGACCGGACTTGAAACCGCTCTAATGCTCGCTGGGACGGCTATTTCCGCTGTCGGAGCGATCCAGCAAGGTAACGCAGCTAATAAGGCGGCTAAATATAACGCGGCGGTTGCCGAGGGTAACGCTGCGGCTGCGCGTCGTGACGCCGCTGAGAACGCCCGCAGACAACGGCGATTGAACCGTAAGGCTGCTGGAACGCTCCGTAATAGGGACTTCGTTGCTATGGACGTTCTTGAGGACGAGGTTAAGGAAGGTGAATTGAAGGCGCTTGACTTGCTGCATGGCGGTGAAGTCCAGGCGGCGGGCTTCCAAAACAACGCAACCCTTGAGCGTATGCGTGGTAAGGCCGCGCAGAAGGCCGGGTACATGAACGCTGCGGGGACGCTACTCAGCGGCGGCGCTAAAGCGGCGGGCGGATTTAGCTCAGGCGCGTCATACGCTCCCGGTAGTTCTGCGGGATCGGTTAATTATAGTCAGGGTATTGGCTTACGAGACAGTTCAGGATTTATCGGATAATGCCTAAAATCGACATGAGCGCAGCCCCTAATGTTTCTAGCTTGGTGTCCACGCGCCGCGCTACCGCCGAAGATTTCGGCAGCGGCGCTGGTTTGGTGCAGGCTGGTAAGCAGGTCGCAGCATTTGGCGAGGAACTAAAACAACGCAAAGACCGGGCGGAGGCGGTCGAGATTGAGAAGGCGTTAATAGACGCTGACCTGCAAATGTCTAGCGACGTACTAGGCATGGAGAATGAAGCACCTGCTGGTGCTGCGGGCCATACCGGAAAAGTCTCGCTAATGATGACCGAGTATGAGGATCGTATGCGCGAGCGTTACGCCGCCTCGTCCCCGGAAAACAAGCAGCGGCTTGAGCTTGCTATGGCGCGTATGCGCCGCACTCAAGTCGGAAATTCCGTGCGTTTCCAGGCTAAATCCGAGGCGTTAAAAGTTCGCGGTGACGCCGAAAACGGACTATCCACACTTCGTAAATCCGTGCAAGACGGCAGCGCGTCTGTTGATGGTGCTATGGAGAAAGCTACGGCACTTATTGATGCTACCGGACTTCAAGGGGAAGTACGCCGTGGGTTGATCGAAGACTTTACGAGCAATATCGCTGCTGATGATATCCGTAGGCAGCTTCGTGCAGCAGACAGTCCTGCTGAGGTTGTGGCGTTGAAAGCGGAAGCGGAAGAACTGCGAGACAAGTTTAGCCCCAGTACCTATGAAGCGGTACTGCAATCCATAGACAAGGCCGAGGACACCCTACGTAGGCGCGACCAGCTTCGTGTACGGGAAGATATAGCAAGCACTGTTGTTCTTGCACAGAACGGTGAGTCTGTAGAGGTATTCACTGAGGCTGAAATTAACGCTGCATACCCTGACGATCCTAAGAAGGCGCGGGATGTTATGAACGCGCAGGCGCGGGCATTACGTGAAGGCGCAGAGATAAGCCAAGTTTACTCTATGTCCAATACCGATGTTGTGGCACATATGGACAAGTTAGACGCCCGTGCCGAAAACACCGACTTATCCTTAGACGAGCGCCGCGCCGCCTATGAGGAAAAGGCTCGTTTCGAGCGCCACATAGCCGAGCGAAATCGACGCATCAAGGCTGATCCTGTAGTGTACCTGGAAAAAGAAGACCCCGCCCTTGCGGATATCCGAAAGGAGTGGACTGACGCTTACGGCAGATTGGCTAAAAGCGGTACGCTCCGTGACGAAGCTGGCGCAAGAACGGCTATTGACGCAGCTAGGGATAAGTACGTCGATTATGTTAAAGCAGCTAGTGCGCGATACGGTATATCGGATGTGTCGCTACTAACGGCTACAGAAGTGAAACAGGTGGAGGCGCAACTTACAAATGTTGAATTGACACCAGAGGGTGTCCAAGACCTCAGCGATACTTTCGTTAGACTACAAATGACCTGGGGCGAACATTGGCCTACCGTCTACCGTCAGCTTGTAGCAGCGGAAGCTATTGAACCGACCCATATCGCCTTGGCGCGGCTCGCTGGCGATCCCCGTAAACAGAAAGTTGTGCGAGACATGGCGCAGTCTTTGACAATAGACGAGGGGGATTACCGTAAAACATTAGGGTCGGCAGTTAAGGATACCTCTGATCTTGTTGCTAAAGAAATGGCCGAGTTCAACAGCACCGTGCTTGGGACGGACACCCCTCGCCGTGTCTTAGAACTACAGGACAGCATTGTTCGCATCGCTTTATACAAACAGATGAAAGAACGTATGTCTATGTCTGACGCCGTTGAGTATGCGACAAAACAGGTGATACTTGATGACTACGATATCATTGGGTCATACCGCATACCAAAGGGTATGAACACCTCGGCCATAGAACACGGGGCGCAGATTTTTAAGAACAATGTGTCTTTAAGATACGCAGGCCAGTTAAAACCAGCGCGGGATATTTACAGTGCTGACGGTAAGATGGACGAGCAAGCCCAGTGGGCGTCTATACGTCAGCGTGGTACGTGGGTAACTAACTCCGATGAGAGTGGTTTGATCCTCATCAACAGTGAAACTGGCGACCCTGTGCGATTAAAAGACAACAGATTTATCACCGCGACATGGAGCGAGTTACAATCTAGCGGTGAGACATACATATCTGATGAAGAAGCTAAGGCTAGAAACATAGAACCTACAGACCTTCTTTCCCAGGTGCAGCGGTATCACCAAACCAGAAACGCGCCGCAGGGGCAATGATGGCTACACCATTTTATACTCGCGGCCCCGTAGAAATGCGGGACACCTATGCCCAAGACTACGAGGCCCCTTTCACTTCGGTATTGCAAGCCGAAGCAAAAGAGTCGTGGCTGTATTCTCCCATGTCGTCTATCCAGCGCCTACTGGAACTTAACGAGGCTGAGGACGACACAGATACCCAGTGGGCGCAAGATATCCGTGATATGCAACCTACGCAGCGCCGCAAGGCTTTGCGGGACGCCGATAATCGGAGACTGACGACAACCCAAACGAAGACAAAACTCAGCAAAGACGAAGCTCAAATGCGCGTCAATGAGGCCGGGATGAACTTATCAATCCCTGATGGTGGGATCACGCAGAACGCGCTGAACATCTTGATTGAACGAAAACAAGACGAGCTTGTGCGCCAAGACATTTTTAGACGCGCAGGTGGTGGGTTTATGGCGGGAGCGGCGCGACTTGGTGTGGGCTTCGGGGTGCAATTACTAGACCCGCTTAACATCGCGGCATCCTTCATACCTATTGTCGGGCCTGCACGTTATGCTTCGGCGGTGGCCCAGAGAACTACACTGGCCGGGCGTGCCGCTGTGCGGGCAAGGGTCGGCGCGGTTGAGGGCGCGGTAGGTACAGCTATCGTAGAACCGCTTGTTTATACGGCGGCGCAGGCAGAACAGGCCGACTACGATCTCCAAGACAGTATGCTTAATATTGCTTTCGGTACTGTCGCTGGGGGCGGGCTACACGCAGGTTTTGGCGCTATCGGGGATAACATGGGCCGTTTCGCCAAGCGGGACACCGGCCCTTTACCTAAAGCCTTACAAGCCGCGCCTAGAGAAGTCAGGGAAGAACTGCTTAGGTCCAGCATATCGCAAGTGATGGATGGTCGACTTGTTGATGTTGAGATAGCTGGCAACTTCACCCCAGTCAAAGTCACAGAGCGGAAAACCTTTATCCCTGGTAAAGGCCCAGAGGTTATTAAACCTGATGTTGACGAAATTGCTAGAGAACTCGCCCCCGACACAATGGATGTGTATGCGGCGGTGTTGCGTCAAAGAGAGGCGCTACGTGCGGACATCGACGCGCTCGGTTCCGAGCGCCCGCGATTAGCTGAGGACGCCGTAGCCAAAGTTGACGCAGAGATAACTGATGTTAAGCGTCGTATGGAAACGGCGACTAAGCGTAATAAGAAAAAACTACAAACCCGCCTAGACAGCTTGGAAGCTCAGCGTAAAGAAATCGCAGATCAGGTATTGCGTACAGACACGGAACCGATGGCTCAAAAACGCCAGCGGTTGATGCGCGTTGACGAGCGGCTACGTGATATGGGTCCGAGAGTAGCCGAAGTGCGCCGTAGGGCGGATACCCTAGCCACCGAGCGGGCAACGACCACTGCCGCCACAGAGCCTAGTTTTAAGGTGACTAAGGCGTATGAGGTTGATAGGGACTTTGACGCGGTTGCGCGGGCCGAGCAGACTTTCGGAGCGGATCGGGTACGCTATGCTAGTAAAGCGGCGTCCGAGCAGGCCGAAGAACTTGTTAATCAATACGGGCGCGTGGATGCCGAGCAATTATTGGACGAGGCTGTGGCAGACGCTAGAACCGATCTTGATGGGATGATCTCTCGTATGGGTGTGGACGAGGCTGAACTGCGTGAAGTATTCTCTGATATAGATGACGTAGGGGCACAGCGGGTATTGGACGATCTTAATACCTATGAAGATACGCTGAATGTCGCCCATGCTTGCCAAATGCGGAGAGGGTAAATGGCCTATCAAGACTGCATAGCTGAGATTGAGGGTGCGTTTGGGCGCAAGTTGGACAGCGACGAGCTAGACGCGCTTACCGAAGACTTAGAGCGTATCGCTAATGAACTAGGCCCAGATGCACCAAAAGAGCGCGTTACTAAGCTGGCCCAGCAGATCGCTACAGACAAGCGTGTTGCTGCTAAAGTCCAAGCCAGAAACGCCATGCTCAATAAGATGCGGCGCTTGGAAACCCTGGACTATGTAATGAATACTTGGTCCGACCGACCTGAGTTGGGTCTTGAGGCGGTGTTGGTGGGGGTGACTAAAGGAGCGAGACCGGGGTCACGCGCAAGTGTCTCGAATACGCAAGGCACCATCTTCGCCAATCATGTGATGGGCCTAGTGAACGATTTGCATGAGGCGGGCGTGTTTAAGCTGTTTGTGAGTGGTGAAATGGATCAGGACATATACCGGGCCATGCACCAACTTGATAGCCCGGAGCCTAACTTCGCCGGTATAAGCAGCGAAGCTGTAACGATGGCCAAAGCTATCCAAAAACACAGCGAGAGTTTACGCATCCTGGCCAACAGAAACGGCGCGAATATTGGTAAGTTGGCGGGGTATGTGGTAAAGCAGACCCACGATATGTCTCGCATCTATAATAATCGTGACAGTTGGTTTGCGTATATGCGCGAGGAATTGGACTGGGATCGGTCGTTTCCTGACGTATTACCAAATAAACGTGACGAGATTTTACAGAGCCTCTACACAAGTTTTTCCTCTGGGGTCCACCTGACTACTCCAAATTCCGGTAAGATGTTAGGCGATCTTGGCGTTAATATTGCCGCAGAAAAGAAATTTGTAGGGGTCGCTAACATGGGCAAAAAGATGAGCCATGAGCGAACTTTGCATTTCAAAAGCCCGGACGCTGAATATAACTACGCTCAAAAATTCGGGGCCGGTAAGCTGACCGAAGGTGTCATCTATGGCATGGAAAAGATGGCCCAAGATATCGGCATCATGCAACACCTTGGCCCTAACCCAGAGGCTAACCTGCGCGAAATCCAGCGCGTAGCATTGAACCGCTTTAAGAAAGACCTTGTTGCTAGGAAAGGCGACCCGAAAGAACTCACTCGCGCAGAGCGTGGTATGGCTAAGGTGATGGAACGCTTTTGGCCCCACGTTAGCGGTCTTGCCAGGGTTCCTGGCAATCATATGGTTGCCGACATTTCTCAGGGTGTCCGAGCGGTGCAGCAAATGTCAAAACTTGGGAGCGCCGTAATCTCCGGTATTGCTGACCTCTCGTTTTATGCTAGTGAAGTTCGCTATCAAGGCGGCGGGATGTTGGGTGGATTAGCTGAGGCTATGACCTCTCTCACCTCTACCAAATCTGGGGCAGAGAAGGCGCGGTTGTTGTCCGCCCTTGGTGTTATGCACGATGGTATGATATCGGCAGCGACTAAACGGTTTGATGCCTCCGACAGTGCGCCTGGAAAAATGTCGTCATTGGTCAGTCTGTTCTTTAAATTTAACGGGCTGCGGTGGTGGACTGACCAACTGCGAACAAACTTCGCTATTGCTAGATCGCACGATCTTGGGATGCAGTCCAATATCAGGTGGGGTGGTCTTGATGCCGATACCCAACGTGTCCTAAGTCTGTACGGGTTAGATGCAGACAAGTGGGATATCCTCCGCATGGCCCCAGAGGACGTGGACGGTAAGGCTTATCTCACCCCAGAGGGTATTGATAAATTATCGGATGACGTTTTTTCCAGATACTTGGAGAAACGTGAAATCAACCCAACTGCGTCGGCTATCCGTAAGCTGAGAGAAGAAATCGCAGGGCAATTTAGATCGTACTTCCATGACCGATCAATGACAGCGATCATTGAACCTGACGCTAAAACTCAAGGGTATTTATTTGGCGGTACTAGACCGGGTACGCTAGAGGGTGAAATCCTACGACACTTGATGCTATTTAAATCCTTTACTGCATCTGTCATACAAAAACCGTTGGCCCGCGAAATCTATGGGCGCGGGGCGATGAGCGTCAAAGAGGCGCTAAAAAACGGTAACGGGGAAATGTTGGGTTTAGCCAATCTGTTTGTGTGGAACACCGCTTTCGGTTACTTGGCTATGACAGCTAAAGATTTGGCTAAAGGAAAAACTCCCCGCGATCCAGAGGATTATCGCACGTACTTGGCCGCTGCGACCCAGGGTGGCGGGTTCGGCATCTATGGTGACTTCCTGTTTGGTGACTTAAAGAACAGGTATGGCGGCGGTGCGATATCGTCATTGGCTGGACCTACGGCGGGCACCGCCGAAGACCTTGTTGATATCTACCAGCGTATGCGCGATGGCGACGATGCGGCGTCACAAGCATTCAGAACCGTGCTAAACAACACCCCGTTTATGAATTTGTTTTACACCCGCGTAGCCCTGGACTACGCGATCTTGTACCAGATATCGGAGCATTTAAACCCCGGCTATTTGGGTCGTATGGAGAAGCGTATGCAGAAGGAAAACGAGCAGACATTTTTTATGCCCCCTTCTCAATACGCGGGTGGATTATAACACAGTATTATGGCATATTGGCAACAAAGGATTGAGCCATGACAGTATCGACAACCACTAACCGCATTAGTTATGCTGGTGACGACAGCACCACTGCATTTGCGACGGGCTTTAAGTTCTTTGCCAATGGCGATCTGACGGTCACGTTGGTTACGGACAGCACTGGCGCTGAGGCGGTGCAGGTCATCACCACGAACTATACCGTAGCGGATGCCGGTGTCGATAGCGGCGGTACTGTGACGATGCTGACCGCACCCGCTACCGGCGAAACGCTGGTAATTGAGCGGACCCAGGCTTATACGCAGACGCTTGATCTGGTTGAGAACGATCCGTTTCCTTCGGAAAGTGTTGAGGATCAGCTTGATAAGATCGTCATTATGACGCAGCAGAACAACAGCGGGCAGGTCCGCTCGTTGCGTCAACCAGACGGCGATACCGCAGATATTGATACTTTGCCTCCGAAGGTTACGCGGGCTACCAAAGTTCTGGCGTTTGACAGCGATGGTGACCCGGTTGCCTCAACAGAAAGCCTCTCCGACATCGAAGGTGCGGCAACCAATGCCACTGCGGCTGCGGCCAGTGCCACTGCGGCTGCGGCCAGTGCCACTGCGGCGGCTACGTCTGAAACTAACGCCGCCACTTCCGAAACCAATGCGGCCAATAGTGCTGCATCGGCGGCTGCAAGCGCACAAGGGTTCAGTGGTGTAACCCTTGTCACGGCGTCATCCAACGATATAGAAACGACGGATGCCCGCACCTACTATCAGGTGGATGCGGGCAGCAACACAGTCAGCCTCAACTTGCCGTCCATCGGCACCGGTAATGATGGCCTCTCCTATACTATCGAAGTGCTCGATGTATCGAACGCGATCACCTTGGTCCGTGACGGCTCTGACACGATCAATGAGGTCGCCGGAGACTACACCGGCTTGGTCGAGGTCGGACAGGTTATTCAGATCATCGCTGACGATGGGACGCCGGACAACTGGATCGTGGTGCAGGCTTCGGCGCTGAAGGTTGACGACAGTACGGTTGAATTGTCAGGCCGCACAATTCAAGTTAAGGACAACGGTATTACTCCTGCTAAGGTAGCTGGCTCCATTCAAGATCAATCAGGAACGACTTATACTCTCGTCCTTGGTGATGCGTTTAAAACTGTAAGCCTTGATAATGCGAGTGCGGTTGCTGTAACTGTTCCGTTAAATAGTTCTGTTGCGTTCTCTACATCAGACCGCGTGGACTTTATCAACGAAGGAGCAGGTCAAGTAACCGTGTCAGGAGCGTCAGGTGTTACGATCAACGACACAAACGCGGGTAGCTTTACCATCGACCAGTACGGCGGGGCCACGCTTATCAAGGTCGGCACCGACGCCTGGATCGCTCCCAACCAGACGGTGACTTAAATGCACCATGTAGCGCCGATTGGGCTTCTTTCTCCACCTTCATACTCCATCCCGTACTCAGGCAGCTTCAACGGCACTAACGCCTGGATGTATATGACGAGTGCGCTTGGCGCTCCTGATGGCGCGTCCGAGTGTATCCTTTCGGCATGGCTGAAGATGACCAGTGCTTCGACAAGGTACGGGGGCTTCGCTGGCGACGACACTTTCGGCGGCAGCACGGCACAGGTTTATCATGAGCTAAATGGCGGGAGTGCAGATAACTTCCACTTCGGTTCGGCTGGTACAGCTTTGCAATACAGCGTCAATCCGGCTGGTTACTCAACAAACTGGCAGCACCATTTAATCTCGGTTTCAACGGGTGCTGCGTCCGGGTCCAAGGTCCGGTATTGGATCGACGGCTCCGAGAAAAGTTTGACCGCAACATACGAGGCCGGTGGCGAGGTGGGCTTTTTGGCCAATGGAAACCAGCCCTGTTTTGGCCAGACTTATTGGAATGCTGGCGGCAATTGGTTCTCGGGGAAAGTATGCCAGTGGGCCGCTATTGACGGCCTGTCAATTCAAGGCGGTGACTATACTGCCACTGATTTCTACGACAGCGGTGCAGTTGATCTTACCGGCCTGACATCCTTTGGGACTAATGGGTTTTTGATCGACGATCCGTCAACCGGAACAGATACAAGCGGCAACGCTAATCACTTCACGCGACCGAATGTGTCGCAATCAACCGATACGCCAACGGCATAACAAACGGTATTAATTCCGAAAGGCGAAAGATCATGACTACAGACTGTTCCGAAGTTAAAGGCGACGTGATCAGGCTCCAAGAGCAGAGCAAGACGTTGTTTGGTATGTTCGACAAAATCGAGAAGCGGTTAGGGCGGATTGAGATTTTCATCGGTGGCGTGGTCATGGCCTTGGCGGCAGTAGCGTTGCAGTACGTAGGCAAGGGAGTGGGTTTACTGTGAACACCGTCGCGGAGAAAATAACGCATTGGGACGAACGGCTTCATTGCTCGGGCATCCTTCGCGCGACGGTGGCCGTTATCCTTGGGCTTGTGTTTTTCACGGCTATTCAAGCCGGAATTGACGCGCTGCGAATTGATGCAGAACCGCCAATCACGGTGCATTCGGTTTGGGCCGAGGGGCCAGCCAAGCCGGGCGGTACGTTCGTATTCGTGGTTGACCGGACCAAGAACAGGCAATGTCCTTCGAAGTGGAGCATTGTCCTAATCAACAAGCGCGGCGATAGCTACGCCATTCGTATTGATAAGGTTGGCTCGGCTTTCCGGAAGGCAAAACGCGCCACCCTTCGCTTTCACTACATTGTGCCGAAGCACGTTCCGACCGGCCACTACGTTGTCCGCTCGCATGGCGCCTACACCTGCGCCGACGGTGGCCAGCACTACATCGAGCAACCGGACGCGCCTCTGGATGTTGTCAAATGACCGAAGAACGCAGAGGTAAACCTCCTGTCGATTGGAACGGAGTCTTAAAGATGGCGGCGCTGGTCGCTACGATGGCTTCCGGTGTCTACGCGATGGCGATCACATGGTCGAAGGTAGAGGCGCTGACCCAAGTGATCACGCCAGCTTTTGTTTCGCGTTTGCAGTTCGTCGTGACGAAGGTTAACCCCGAGTCCATCGCCAAGTGGGAACGCAGCCAAGCAGAAACAGCAGGAACGGCAGCGTTGACCGAGGACAAAAACAATCGCCGTTGGTGTATGCAGAAAATGACCTTTAAAGGCGCTGACCTTCACGAAGTTATGACATGTTTAGATTAGGAGAACTTAATGCTTTCACTGCTCGGATCACTGCTCGGCTTTGGCACCAGCTTCCTGCCGAAGGTCATGGATTATTTCCAAGACAAGCAGGACAAGGCCCACGAGCTCGACATGATGGACAAGCAGCTTGAGCAGCAGAAAGTGCTTGGCTCGCAGAAACTCCAGATGGTCAACGTCGAGGCCGATATCGACGAGACGAAGGCGCTCCTTCGGCATGACAGCAATTTGCAGAAGCGGTCTAGCCAGTGGGTCGTGAACCTCGCTGCGACGGTGCGGCCAGTCATCACATACCTCCTGTTCCTGGAGTTCGCCACGCTGACTTTCCTTGTGGCCTTTGGCTACATGGATAACGGTATGTACCAGATGATTTGGAATAGCGAGTTTCAGGCCATATGGGCTGCTGTTGTTAGCTTCTGGTTCGGTTCGCGCACAATGGCGAGGAAAACACAGACGTGACGCTTCACGACGCTCTCTTAGCTGAACATGTATGGGACGGCCATATTAATGCGCGTGGGTTATCAATCATCAAGCACTACGAAGGCTGGTCTCCGACCGTCTACAAATGCCCCGCAGACCGTTGGACAATTGGTTACGGCAGCACATGGGACATGGACGGCGAACCAATTACGGCGGATCAGCCTCCGGTCTCCGAGGCTGAGGGCGAGGCTTTATTGCGCCGAGAACTCCGCCACGTTGAGGGCGCTGTTCGCCGCCTTATCAAAGTCTGGCTGAATGAAGATCAGTTCTCGGCGCTCTGCTCGTTTGCTTATAATGTCGGGACCGGCAATCTCCAAAACAGCACGCTGAGGATGAAGTTGAACCGGGGAGATTATGATGGAGCAAGCGCTGAGCTCCCCAAGTGGCGGCGGGCCGGTGGTAGGGTTCTCGTTGGGCTCGTGCGGCGACGTGCAGCAGAGCGAGGGCTATTCGATGGCTGATAAGGTTTGCGAAGAAAGCTGCTACATGTGCCGACGCCTGGGCTACTGCCCGCGCACCAGAAAAAGGCTCGATTTCATTTATGTATTATCGATGCCGCCGACCTAATGGTCAGGGAAGGAACAATGGCCGGGAGCGACCCGGACACGAACGCCATGCCTTTTTGCATTTAACCCCACTTCGCGCTCTCGTAGCGGCATCGATAATTCCTGATTATTGGTTGCGGGACAGCGCATCAATAGCACGGTCGAGACTTTCGATACCCTCATCTGCGTCCTCGACGGTGGCCTCGTAATCCTCCATCAGCCTCCGAAGCGTGTCTCTTGACCGGGCAATCCTGTCCCGCTCGCATTTCATGGCGTCTATCAGTTCGTGTTTGTCCATCTGTTCAAATCCTCCTACTGAGACACTGTGATCTTGACGCGCTTGAGCGCCCACTTGTCCGGCTCGGCGAACTGAGACCTGGCGCGCACCGCATCCTGTTTGTAAAAATGCAGAAGCGGCACCTGAGCGACCGGGCTGTAAGGCAGGATCACGTCGAGGATTGTCTGTTCCTCGCTCTCATTGGTGTCTGTCCGGTACAAAACCCATCTGTGGAATGATCGCGTCCGCATCACTTCAATCCCTCTTTTCTATCCGATCACGACGCGCGACGCGCGACGGGTTGCAATGGCCGTTGAGGTTTTTCGGTGTCGCTGCGATCTTGCAGCACTCACACACAGCAGGCCTCAATACGTGCTTTGATCAATCGCCTTTGCGCCACTTGTGTTTCATTGATTCAATCCCTCCTCAATCGCACGTCATTGCGTCACCGACGCCGCCATCAACGATGCCGTGTTGTAGGTGACGTTTGGCCGCGTTGGGCTGGTCATTCTCAATCATCTCGATAGCCTCGCGAACGCACGCCAACTCGGCATCTCGTAAAGACACCATGAAGCTGATCGTCTTGTCTTTGTCGTTCATCTCGAAAATTCCCTGGTTTATGATTCGTCGTCTTCAAGTTTGCCGCAGTGCGGGCATCGCCGGTCGTAGACCTCAACCGCGCACTTGTGGCAGTACCAACTTCGCGTGTCGCTGGTGGTGACGGTCGGCGGGTAACACTTCGGACAGCGTTCTGGCGGGGCCGTCACCTTCATTGGGCAGTTGACGTCAGAGCATATGAAATTCATCACCCTGCTTTTGTCCGCTAGTGGATACGTTTCCGCACCGCTAACGGACTCGGGTTTCGTACCGCGCGGATTTCTGGTGACACGCACTTGCGCCGGGGTTTGAGGCTTGTTTTCAATCCGCATCGGGCTTCTCACTCTCGGACGTTTCGTCTGACCATCTTTCCTTGACGACAGAGCACCCCTTTCTGCATTTGATGGCGGGATTTATGGCCTTAATTTCATCCCGTAACTTCTCGATCTCGTCGGCGGCCTCATTCAACA